GGATTCCGCCAATACCGCCATGGCCGTAGTCGGGGTAGACGAGAAGTCCGCCAAGTACCTGCTCGACGGCTTCGATCACCAGATGGACCTCATGGAGAGATGGCAGAACATGAGGGATTTGTGGGCTAAATGGCGCCGGGCGCCTGGGGTTCAGGGAATCAAGGTCGGATACGAGGTGTATGGCGCGCAGGCGGACATGGATTACTTCGAGGAGAGGAAGCGTACTGAGAGTGCCAGCCAGTTCGACATTGAGCTACTGGAGTGGCCGAACGACGGACCGGGAAGTAAAGATGATCGCATCCAGCGCCTGTTACCTGATGTGCGCTCTCACGCTTTCTTCCTGCCCTACGCCACCGATGATGAGTCAATCACTCCCCATCAAGTGCGAATGATCGCGGCCGGGTACGAACATCGGGTAAGTAGTAAGATTGTGCACCTGGACCAGGAAGGCAAGAGGTACGATCTGAGCCAGAGGTTCAAGGTGCAGATGTCGATGTATCCCTTCATCGAGCGTAAGGATCTGATAGATGCGATCAGCCGCATTTATGACCTGGAACCCCGGCCTCCGCAATTTATAGACAGTCAATTGTTGGAGCCTCCAATTGAACCATGATGAAATGAACACCCCGGAAACATCGGATCAGATGATGCAGCCTTGCCGCGTCTTGATCTGAGCGAACGGCAACTCGAGGCGCTGGCTGGGTGGGCTCGGGCCCTGACAGAGCAGGACAAGGGCGAGATGGTACAGTCGCTGATAGCTGAACTGAGGGCTTTACGCGAACGCGAGTCCAATACCCGCTTTCTGATGGGGATTGAGGGAGACGTATAGTGCCGCTGCAGACCTTCTTCTGGACTGTCAATCCCGCCGGCAACCTCCAACTGTACTCCGCCTATCCCGGTGGCAACCCTCCTGAGCCGGTTTGGACCCAGGTTCCGAACTACCTGAATCAGACTGCTTCCCTCTCAGTGGACATCGCGACGAGCTATATGACCCCCACCAGCGGGGTCACGCTCGTGCTGAATGGCACATTGCCGGCAGGCTGGGCTTTCACCAGCAATTTACTGACCTATGACGGGGTGACCGTCAATACCAGTCCCACGACCGGTCTGTTCTTCACGGCTCTTTATGCCGGGATTTACGTCAACTCGAACACTTTCAGTGTTCAGGGGCTTACAGGGGCGGTCTCCCCGGATGTCACACCCCCCACCGTGCCTTTGGGAGTGAACGCCAATAGCATCTCCCAGACGAGCGCGAACATTGGAGGGTACCCGTCCGTCGACCCCAATCCCCCTAATTCGGCATGGGACGGGATGAAACAGTACAACGTCACGGTTACCGGAGCGCCAGGCTCGCCCTTTACCGTGCCAAGCGCGGTGGGGAATCAGCCGATCTTTCTCTTACAGACCATTGGCACCCAGACCCCTGGAACCCTTACCCAGACCGGCCCTGACCTTACCCTGACCTCCTATGGGACGAGCCTCTATGGGAGCGCGGATGCCTGTGATGGGGCCTTCCAGCAGCTCACGGCGAGCTCCGGGATACTGCTGTGCAAGATCAGCTCATGGGTCGCAACGAGCGAGTATGCAACTGCAGCATTGCAGATCCGTAATGGTCTGACGGCCGGAGCACAGAATGTTGCAATGGTCTGCTTTCCCTTCAGTCAGGGGGTGGGATTCAGCTTTCAGAACCGGGCCACGGCCAATGGAGCCACCTCTGGCAACGGTGCGGATACGGCGAACTCGACCAGCCCGATCTGGATGGCCATCGTGTTCAATGCCGGCACTTACGCGGCCTACTACTCGACCAATGGCAATACCTTCACCCAGCAGGGGACGACCGTCACGCAGGCGATGGCTGGCACGCTCTATTTCGGAGTGGTGCTCTCGAACAATGACGGAACTGCCGGCACTCAGGTCAGCTGTACTTTCCAGCAGGTAGACCTGCAGACCTCCGGCAACTGGTCCTTGAGCCTGAGCGGGTTATCCCCTGGGGTAACTTATCCGGTGAGTGTGACGGCACAGGACGTGGCGGGGAACATCAGCTCGTCCTCGGCCTCGATCTCCTTCACCACCCTGAGCACGGCTGACAATCTGGCCATTGTCACTACCGCACTGCCTGGGGCCACAGAGGGGACGGCCTACAGCTTCCAATGCACTTCCTCGGGGGGCAATACCCCTCAGACCTGGAGTGCGACAGGCCTGCCCGCAGGGCTTTCGATGGCTGGACCCACCGGCTTTATCACCGGGACCCCGACTGCTGGAGGTACGTTCTCGGTAGTCGTGAAGGTGACCGATGGTACGGCCTCCCCGACGAAGACATTCCCGCTCACGGTGAGCATTACCGCGCTGACCATCACCTCGGCCAACCCTCTGCCTCAAGGGACGGTAAATACCGCGTACAGCTACACCCTGACGGCCTCTGGGGGCGTTCCTCCCTATACCTGGACCCCACCGGCGGGGGGAGATCCGGGGTGGCTTGCGTTGAATGAGAGCACGGGGGTTTTGAGTGGCACCCCCACCGCTTCGGCCTCTTACTCGCTCGACTTCACGGTCACGGACTCCAATACCCCGACCGCCGATACGGCGAGTGAGACCTTTACCCTGGCCGTTTCCACCAGTGCCCCTGTGACCGGACCTGCTTCCGATCTCTTCCCCCGTACCCATGTGAACTTCATCTCAGGGGGTTCGATAGGCACTATCGTCTCTGGAAATACATTGGCCGGTCTGTCCTTCGCCGCCCTCGCCGAGCAATCGAATATCGTGGAGATCAACCCCTATACCGGTGGGTCAGCGGGCACAAACGGCTTCGAGGGTCAGTACGTTACCGTGGCTTCCCTGATGAGTAAGTGGAAGGCGGATGCTGCAGCAATTGGTAACAAGTTGTGGTGTATTAACTACAATGATGGCTGGGCGAATCAGTACGGGGCATCGGGAGACGCGACCCTGCATCCGTGGCTGGTGGCGGCATTCAAGACGGCCAGCATGTGGGCCTATACCAGTGCGAGCGCAAGCGGGAACACCGACACCACAGGCTATGCGTACTCTGGCAACAGCGGACAGTCCTCGCTGAACATCACATCCCCCACGTACAACCCTCTTCAGCCCACACTTCCGGGCTTCACTTTCACAGGCATTGGTGGGGAACCCAATGCAGTGAATGCTCTTGAGGGGCTGAACATCTGGCAGGTGTATGCCCGCTATTTCTACGACATCTGGGTCAAAGGGCTTTGTGGGAGCAAGTACGGTACGGCTGGAGGATATGCGGTCAATCCTTACATTGACGGCCACTATCTGGACAACACGACTCCGAGTGTGGCCACTTCAGGGGCTGCCAATACGGTAGCGACATGGTTTGGAACCGGAACCACGCCTGTTGGAGTCACCGCCCAGACCTCGGCGGGTGTTCAACAGGGTTGTGCGATCTGGGCCAGTACGATCCGATCCACCTGGACGGCCGGTGGCAATGCCAGTCCCATCGTCATGTTCAATGCCGGATTAGCGGACTTTCTGGTGAGTGGTACGAGTCAGGGTAACTTCGGTTCTCTGGACTCGACCTACCAGAACTGTGCCAGTTACTTCGAGGAGGCTTGTATCGGGGATGGGATCGAGAAGTCGCATAATTCCCCCCCCGGCTATTGGCTGTGGAATGGGTGTGCCAAAGCTGCCGCACTGGTAGCACCCGGTGGCACATATGTCCTTCATATGTCCGGCATGCCCAATGGGGCGGGTAATGGGGAGCTTGCAAGCAACCAATCGAGCTGGAGTACTGGCACCGGCAGCCCCTGGCAGGCACTGCGGTTCGGCTTCGCCGCCGCGATGATGATCAATTCACACTTCTGCTGGAATGGCGGGTTACAGAACTACGGCTCTGTCGGCATGCTGGATGAGCAGTGTCAGACCATATCCGGTAATGCCGTGGTGGGCTGGCTGTCGGCCGGTTCTCAGCGTACGGATCCACCCCAGAGCGCAGGAGGGGGACAAGGGGGATTCCTCACCGGGACTGTTTCCGGCGGTCTGCTCAGCCAGGTCGGTTGCAGACGCTATCCGAACGGTTGGGTGCTGTGGAATCCATATGGCAATGGTATCGCCACGATCAACGTTCCGACCACGCTATATCGTATCGGACCCAACCCTGCCGGGCGCTTTGGAGACCCGGCGGTCAATTCAGGAGCACAGGTCAGTAGCGGACAAGTCACCTTGCAGAGCGCTGATGGACTCTTCCTGATCGGGACGGGCTGATGGCAGTTGCTCTGGGCACTGCGGTTGTCGTGGCCTCACAGAGCGCTACCAACGTGGCTTCGTTCTCGGTGACTGTCACCGCTGCAGCCGGGTCGTACATTGACTGGAAGTTCATGGTGGCGAATAACCAGACCTTGACCTTCCCCGCAAGCAACTCATTCGATGGCGTGAATGCTTACACCCAGGCCGGATCAAAGATTGATGACACCACTGAAGACAAGTACGTCTACCAGTTCTATACCACAAGCGCGGTGGCGGGCGGCAGCTACACTCTCACAGTCACTTTCCAGTTTGCCGACCATGTCTTCATTGGTATAGCCACGCCTATCCTCAACTCTTCTGGCTTCGATACTTCCGGCGGACAGGCACAGGCGACTCCTGGTACGGGAGCGAACATCATCACCACGGGGACCATGACTCCTTCGTTCCAGCCCGGCTTGATTCTGGGAGCCTGTTTCTTCAACGCTGCGAGTCTATCGGCCGGTACCAGTCCCAATGCTTTCACGCTGTCCGAGTCCGGTAGCTCAAGCACCAGTCTTCACTACCTGTCGGAGTACTTCAACTACAGCGCGCTGACTGCACTAGCTGCAACTTTCGGCCAGACCACGAGCAACAGTGGGAGCAGTGTGGCGACACTGTGGAAGGGCTTGTCCGAGAGCAGTAGTCTTCTGATCGGCTCCAATCAGGGTGGGTTTTAGTTGTCCACGCAAACCATCTTCAAGACAATCGGCACGACTTCCCAGAGCGTGGATATCTCGCTTGTCCAGAATGCGGCTTCTACGGCTGCGGGAGATCCGGTTCTCGGTCTTGCGTACAACACATCCCTACTGGCGTGTTACTACCGCATTCCTCCTGCGGGAACTTTGACCGCGATCTCACTCGTTACACAGACTGTAGGAGGGAGCTTCAGCAGCGGTGGGTTCGTTCAGATTTCCTCGACGCTTGCGCCCGGCCAGTATCGGTTCGATATCCCGAACGCCTGCCTGGCTGGTGGCGGTGAGTGCAATATCACCTTCTCGGGGGCACCGGCAGGAACGGCCGGCAACATGGAGACGCATACTCTCAAGATCATCGTGACGGCCTTCGACCTCTTCACGGCTGGCGGGGCTGTGATGACGACCCAAATGACCGAGAGCTATGCCGCTACCGGTGTGGCACCGACTCCCGCACAGGCACTGTTCCTGCTCCAGCAGAGGGGAGCCCCGACCTCGAGGTCAGTGTCTGGAACTACGGAGACCATCACCAAACTCAACGGTTCCACAGCGGCTGCCACCTTTACGCTGAACAGCGCGAGCAACCCAACGAGCGTCCAAAGGAGTACTTGATTGACGCGTCTATATGCGTGCCTGTTTGGATGCTTGCGTTCCCATTGGGTTGAATCGAGGGCCACTTGAGCATTGCAACTCTCATCGAGCCGGGAGTTGGTTCCTTCGGGAACATTGCGACCTTTATCACAGACGGACTTTCGACCTATACCGGCCTGCCGTTACCGCCAATGACGGGCTTGCAGTACCAGGACTGCACGACGACTACACCGTCAGGCTCCCCTCCCGGTCCTCTTACGCTTGAGACGGGTAACGGTGTTTCGGTGGGGGACGTTTTTATCGCTCAGCTGATTACAGCACCGGGCAGCTATTCGATTGTTCTGAATGATGATGGGACAGTGGACATTCTCTCTGGTGGGGATATCTCCCGGCAGAGTTTCCTCTACGACATCTTCTACCACTCCACCAATACCCTGCTTGGAACCGGCACGGTCTGGATCAATGAGTTGCCTGCGCTCTGGAATGGAGCGATCAACTTCGGCCAGTTCGCAGGCCTTCCCCTGGCGCCGATCAGTTTGACTGAGTTTGCGAGCTCTCCCGAAGGCGACACGCTCACCTTCGCGCTGGCCAGCGGGTCACTTCCGCCAGGGATCACGCTGAACAATGGGGTGATCTCCGGCACTTTCGGTACGAGTAGCGGGACCTATCAGTTCACTTTCAGTGCAACTGATATCACCGGAATGCTCACCACCAGCCCGCAGAACCAGCTGATTGTGATCGGTAATGCGCCGGTGTGGACACAGGCGGTGAATATCTCGCTTCAGGCCGCAACGGCCATGACGCCGATTAACCTTGCGAGCTACGTCTATTCCCCAGGTGGGGATCCGTTGAGCATTACGCTTTACAGCGGAAGCCTCCCACCGGGGATCAATCTGGTGGGCACGACGCTCTCAGGAACCCTCAGCACCACGATAGCTGATTACTCCTTTACCTTCCTTGCCACCGATACGGTGACGACGCTCAAGGCGGTGAGTGCGAACTCCTCGATCAATGTCACCTATCAGCCAGTCCCGACAGCCGCTCCGGTTTATTCCCCGTTGCAGAGAGTGACGAGCCGGCAGTTTTCGTGGACCGAGATGGCGATACGGGCGTGGGGATCAGAGTTCGCAGCTCCCGACCATCGTATCTACGAATTCTCAAACGGGAGAGGCTTCGATTCGACCGACATGCTTGATACGGGTATCTATCGTCCGCCAGAAAGTGAGACAGGTCCATGACGCATCTGTACTCACAACCTGATGGCGCAGGAGTTCTTCCGGAGGAGCGCGATGAGGAGCAATGGGGACTCGAAATCGCTCAGGCTCTGGACTCTCATTATCCTGGTCACCCTTGGTGTGTTTGTTTCAGTGGCGGGGCTCTTATCATACGTCACATGGAGATTAGCTCCCTTGTGGCATTGAGGACGGGCAAGAACGGATTTGGATCGGTACTTCCCCCTCACCGACAGGGCAGACGCAAGGACGTCGTAGCTTCGGCTATCCGGGGGGCGGGGGAGATGCTGGAATGTTTCAACATGCCGAGGGGCAAGTGGTCCGAAGACCATCCGCCACAGATGCCGAACTGGAATCGGGGTAAAAACCGTGACTTCCATTGATTGGGTGGAAGATCCCTTTCAGGACGACGACGAGCACTGCGCACCGTTGTTCATGGAGGACTGGGAAAGCGACGAATACGATGAGTGATTCCCTTCCCTACATCGCCTTGCTCGGTGCCAGATCCTATGTCAGTGCGGCTGCGAATACCGGCCAGTTGAGAGCGGCGGGGGTGCTCGACCTGATCGACAAAGCCATAGCGCAACTGAAGCCTCCCGAGATCCCGGCCCCTGTACCTGAAGAGAAGTGGCAGTTCCCGTAATGCCACGTAGCACTGCATTTCGTCCGCAACCGCCTTCGATCTCGGACAGGAACGAGGGTCGGGGACGGTTCGATGATGGGCGTTCTTTAGCGGATGAGGATTTTGGTTCCGGTATCAGTGGGGATGAGGTCTGGACTTCAGGTATCAACTGGAATGATGGACAAGAGGATCTGCCGGACGAACCGGATGATGGTAAAAAAGAGGACGAGCCGAACTGGGACAACCGGGCCAGGGATGCGTTGGAGTTCTCAACGACCTATCTTGATCAGAACTACCGCAAGGGCTGGGACGACAGTTTAAGGGCTTTCAATAACCAGCATCCCGCAGACTCTCGCTACAACACCGAGACGTTTCAGAAGAGGTCACATCTGTATGTCCCGAAAGTCCGCTCGATCATTCGCAAGAACGAGGCTGCGGCGGCTGCTGCGTTTTTCTCGAACATGGATCGAACCTCGATCTCCGGCCTCAATCAAGGAGACCTGCGTCAGAGAATCTCAGCGGAGCTTAATCAAAGCCTTCTCCAGTACCGACTGACCAAAACCATCCCATGGTTTCATGTGGTGATGGGTGGGGTGCAGGACGCCCAGACGGCGGGGGCCTGTATCTGGAATCCGTACTGGGAATATGTGACCAGAAGAGATCCTGAAAGCCGTGAACTCAAACTGGTAAAGGATCAGCCCAGGGTGGATCTGATCCCCCTGGAGAACATGAGATTTGATCCCAGTGCGAACTGGATGAATCCCCTGGAGGACTCCCCTTATATCGTTCATCTCATTCCGATGTACTGGTGCGACGTGAAGGAAAGGATGGAGCGGCCTGATCCCAAGGGGAGGGTATGGATGAAGGTGGATGGGGCGGCTGCGGTGGCAGAGCAGCCGGACGATTCTACGAGGGCTTCGCGCTACAACCCTCGCTTGGACCCGATGGGTGAGCAGCGCCCGATCTCCGATTACGACATTGTATGGATCCATCGACAGATCCACCGATGGAGGGGGATAGATTGGGAGTGGTACACCATCCGCTCCGAGATCCGCCTCACTGATCCGGCCCCCCTCACAGACACCGAATTCCACGGTAAGCGGCCCTACGTCATGGGGCTGTGGCTCCTGGAGACCCACAAGGCCCTCCCCGCGACGCTCCCCACTTTGGTGAAGCCTCTGGTAGATGAGGCGTGCGAACTCAGAAACTCTCGGCTGGATGCGGTTAAATTCGCGATCAACCCCGGTTTCTTCGCCAAGCGCGGCCGGAATGTGGATCTTCCTGCCCTGGTACGTAATGTCCCGGGGCGGATTGTGCTCTCCGATGACCCTGAGAAGGATGTCAAGCTCATGGAGCGGCAAGATATCCCTCAAGGAGCGTACCTGGAGGAAGACCGCAACAGCCAGGCATTCGATGACCTGGCGGGCAACTTCAATCCCCTGGCCATGCAGCAGCAGAGAACGCCGAGGGAGAGCACGCGCACCATGCAGATGCTGCATACCCCGGCCAACATGCTCACCGAGTACTCCCTGCTGACCTTCTGTGAGACAGGGGTGAGGAAGCTGGTAGAATTGCTGGTCCTGCTGGAGCAACACTATGAGACGGACAAAACCATCCTCGCGCTCGCGGGTCAGAAAGCCCAGGCTTACCAACGGTACGGTCTGGATAAGATCACAGACGACCTCCTCGACGCCGAACTCACTGTGGCCGTCAACGTCGGAATGGGCGCTACCGACCCCGTTACCAAGCTCCAAAGATTCATGAGCGCTATCGGAGGCTTTTCACAAATCGCAAAAGCCAATCCCCCTGGAGTGAACCTGACGGAAGTCCTGAAAGAGATTTGTTCGCTCTCTGGTTATCAGGACGGGGAGCGCTTTACGATTCAGTCCAATCCGGAGATGGTGAAGGCTCAGCAGATCATCAAGCAGTTGCAGATGAAGCTACAGCAACTGACCATTCAGAAGCACGACAAGCACGAGGGGAATGTCGTCAAGATGCGGGTGGCGAGGGAGAACAACCTGACCAAAGTTCTCCTGGCTCACAAGGAGGACAAGCACCAGAACCTGCATTTGTATGTGCAGCACCTGATGGCCAAGGACATACAGGACGAGCAGCAGCAGGATCAGCAGGAACTCGCTGAACAGCAGGGACAGATTCAGTCTCAGGGTAGAGAGCAGGAAGCCAAACTTAGCCCACCCAATGCCGCTGGGGCTTGATCCAGATGATCCACGGGTCAGATCAGCCGCCCTTGCGGAACTGGTCCGTGAGTTCTGGCTATCACCGATCGGTCAATACCTGAAACAACGCGCACAGGAACAAGCCGAGGAAGCGACTAAAAAGCTGGTATTGCTGGCTCATAAGATGACCATGAATGATCGTTTGTGTGCGCAGACCGAGATATGGCGGGCAGAGAAGTTTGTCGAGTGGTTGGGGGAAGCCTACGAGGCCGGGATGGCGGATTTGAAGATTCTGGAGGAAGAGCACGATGAGCACGGAAACTGAGAAGACGGAAGAGGAAAAGCTCGCAGCGGCCGAGCGTGCCATCAAGGCCAATGAAGCGACCAACGTCCGAAGACTCTCAAGGGTCGAGCAGATCGCTGATTCCGCTGAGAAGCAAGGCGAGCATCTGGACGATGAGCCGGTGACAGATGCGATGTGGCAGGACTTTGAGGCGGATGATGGACTGACGCAGGAGCAAAGGACGGCGCGTGCTGTGGCGATTGCAGCGGCCAGGAAACACACCGGCGATGATCCTGACGACAAGGAGCCCGAGATCCAGGAAGAAAGCGTGGTGGACACCGGATTCCACCCCGTAGAGGAACCTCAAGAGACCCTGGATGCGGATACCAGGCAGGTGAATGGGGTCACTCAGTACCGGTTGATCGTGAATGGGAAACGCAAATGGCAGACATTGGAGGAGATTCGCGCCACGGCTCAGAAAGTTGAGTCGGCGGACGAATACTTGCAAACCGCTGTCGATACGGTTAAGAATGCGACACGGGCGGCACCCTCTGCCGAAGAGGTAGAGAAGGCCGACCGGGTAAGAGCAGAACGTCTATCCCATCGCAAAGAGCTGTTGCGGCGACAAGCGATGGGGGACGAGCAGGCGATCAGCGAGCTGGCAGAGCTTGATGTTGTCTCGGCGCCATCGGCGGTGACTCCCGACGTGCTGAGGGCTCTGGACGAGCGATTTGATCAGCGTGCGACGTTCCGCGAAGCGGTGACTTGGTTTGAGAAGGAGTTCGCACCGGAACTTAAGCATCCGGCCATGAAATCCTACGCAGGGGAACTGGATGCATCCTTGTATGCCCAGAACCCCAGGCTCGATCCGAAAGAGCGGATGAAGCGTGTAGGGGATCAGATCAGGCAGGAGCTCAAGGAAACGTACGGACTTGCGGCCCGACAGGGGCCATCAGACAAAGCCATCCGCAAAGCGGAAGTTCGTCAACCGGTTCAGGCATCCGCAAGGCAGCCGAAACCGGCAGACGAAGACGAGACCGGCAGTGTGGCGGAAGACATCGCGAGAATCGCGAAAGCACATGGCCAGCCTCGTGCGGTTGTACATGGTCCTATACGCAAGTGAGTCACTGAAAGCCTCCGGTGACTCATCAGGAGTCACTGCATGGCTGGGCAAGTCTGGTCCATCAATACCCTCGGCGGGTACTTCTACAGCCGACAGCTTTCCAACGTCCTTCGTGCCACCGTCCAGCCCCTGGTGAAATTCCGCCAGTTCTCGGACGTTCACGACATCAGTCAGCAGGGCAAGAAGAAGGGCGATACCTTCACCTGGGACGTGTTTTCGGATGTGGCGACTCCCGGTGGGGTCCTGACCGAGACCAATACGGTCCCCGAGACCAACTTCACCATCACTCAGGGGACGCTCACCATCACTGAGGGTGCGAACTCGATCCCCTACTCCGGGAAGCTCGACAACCTGTCGAAGTTTCCTGTGGAGGATGTGATCAAGAAGACGCTCAAGAACGACACGGTCAAGTTCCTTGACCGACTGTCATGGGGTCAGTTCGACCAGTGTCTTCTGAGATTCATTCCGGTGGGTGGAACCTCTCCCACTGCAGTGACGCTCTACACCAATGGGACCGTTACCGGAACCAATTCCATTGCGTACTCGAATGCCCACGCGAAGGCGATCACCGACTCCATGAAGGAGCGGAACATCCCCGCCTATATCGCGGATGACTACTACGCGATTGCGTGGCCGACGACCTTACGGACCTTCAAGAACTCCCTCGAAGGAATCCACCAGTACACTGACACCGGCCTGGCCCTCATCATGAATGCGGAAGTCGGCCGGTACGAGAACACCCGTTACATCGAGCAGACCAACATCCCGAAGGGTCTCGGGACGGACGGTATTACTCAGACCCCTTGGACCAACGGTCAGAGCGACTGGATTTTCTTTTTCGGCAATGACACGGTCGCGGAAGCCATCGCAGTTCCGGAGGAAATGCGCGGTAAAATCCCGTCCGATTACGGTCGGAGCAAGGGCATTGCGTATTACTATTTGGGAGGCTTCGGGATCGTCCACACGCTCGCCATCAACGCACGGATTGCGAAGTGGGACAGTCAGGCTTGAATGATACTGCTGCGGGTCAAGCCTTCCCTCCGCAGTCAGTTTTAGTCCGGGAGGCGGACAGAGGTTAAGCAATGGCTACGCAGAATCAAGGTAACGCGATTGTCGCCACCCGTTCCTTCGGCTACGACAATCCGTCCTATCTGACCCGACAGTCGTACATCACGACGGTCAACTCCGCAGGTTCCGCAAGTGCGACGGGCAAGTTTTATGCCCACGCCAACCTCATCCTCTGGGGAGTGACGTTCTGTACTGTGGCGGCAGGCACTTCCACCTACACGGTGAATGGTACGGCCACGACCTCCTGCAGTGCTCTGTACGCGTTGTACGTGACGAACACGAACACGACCGGCACGGCAGTGACACTAGGGACCACGACCTTGGGAGCGGCCGCCACCGGACCGTTCTTTGTCGGGAGCACCACGACCACGGGGACCAACGTCAATGTCGGAGGGATCGGTGGAATCGCGGGGGGTTATCAGGGGCCGTACTCGCTCAATACCCTGGGGGGCACGAACACCTCCATGGTCTGGGGGACGAACACCTTTGTGATCGGCAGTGCGACCACGGGCCAGACTTCTGTTTCACCTTATGGGGGAGGTAATGCCGGTCAGGGTGGACTGCCGATGAATGCCGGGGATGTTCTCTACTTCGTCAATGGTACGGATGCGACTTTCACCACGATCCCGATCATCCATTACAGTCTGGCCTTTGGGGCCACGGTGCCGGCCTGATGGTCCTCAAGGTCAGACCGACTTTCTCGGATGTTGCCTACCAGGCCCGCGACAGCTTGAATCTTGGCCTTTTGACCGCTGGGAGCGGCGGCGTGACGGCGATCAAGTTCGTGGCATTCGCGAATTTGTATCTCTACTCGATCAACCTCTACCAGACGGTCTTGAGCACTTCGACTTACACCTCTGGAGGCACCGCAACGGTATCGGGTCAGCAGGTCTCCGTGGTCGTTGTGACCAATACCTCGACTAATACGGCAACGGTGTCTTTGAGCACCGCCACTTACGGTCCTTTCCTTGCGGGAGGTTCGGGCACGGCCGGACAAGTAGGTGGAGTGAATCAGTACGCACTCAATACCACCGCAGGGGTTGCGAATGCGGGCGGGATCAATGTCCCGGTTGGAGGTTACGTGTATGCTATCAGCGGCACGGATGCGACTGGCGTTACAGCGGTGACGCTTGATTACCAGATTTACAAGGGCGCAGCTTTGGTGGAGTAATTATGAAGTATCCCGACGAAGGCGTTCTTCCCTCATCTGGCGGGGGCACCCTTGACAAGGACGGTGTTAAAGACACCGGCTACCTTGACAAGAAGGGCACTCCGAATAGCAACAGTCTGTTGAGTCTGCCGCCCGGCACGAACATTGACGATCAGAAGATCAAGGACATCCGGGAGATGCGGATGCTCAACTACAAGGGTGGGTATTCGTATCCGGGTGACAGCGGGTTCTAACCATGGACCTGATGCAGAACAAGTACCAGGTGACTTTCCCTGAAGTCACTGAAGGCAAGGAAGGTTCATGGGCAACGGACGCCAGTGCAAGGACTCGCCATGGCTTGCAGACCCGATCTGGAGCCGGGCAGTATGAGAACTACCGACGCGGTGACTTTCCGATGCCGCCGGGGACTAACATCCTGGATCAGCAAGTGCGGTACATGCCGGAAATTCCCATGGCTGGAAGTCTCTCGACGGGTTCTCAGGTCACAGATGATGTGACTCAGCAGAGTGTAGCTAAGGGGTTCGACCGCAAGTCGCTGCGTCCTACGGATGATCTCTACACGCGCGAGCACGAAGACAATTTTTACGATGAAATCACAGTTGATGGCGTGACCGGCTTCTGTGAGCGCGGTAACGTGCTCGACAGGAGTTAGGGTGTGCCCAATCCGCTCACGCCCAACCTTCCTTCTCCGCTTGTACCCCCTGACATTTACGCTCCAGAGGGCGTAAGCGGGATTGACCCCACCAGCGGGGTCAGCTTCGGGCTCGGGGTGGCCAACTACACTCCCATCGGCACGATAGGCACGAATACCGTCAAAGCCTCCGCTGGGGTATTTTACGCAGTCAGTGTCACAGGCACCGGGACCGCCTGGGTAGGAACCGTGCTTGATGGTACGGCAACGCTTGCGACAGGCACGCTTTCAGCGGTTGGCCAACTTCTGACTGGCAGTCCTGCGGGTGTGGGTATTCGTTTGCAAGACCTCTATCCTGTTCATCACTACGGGTACGGCCGGCAGTGGAACTATCCTCTGGGACTAGGAGCAAGAATGGCAACACTGAAACTCAAGGCTGGCGAGTCCCCGGACGAATTTTGTGATGACGGGATCACCAAGAAGCTGAACAAGACCCGTCCCTTTGGTACGGTCTATTGCGCCGCTTTGGATGAGTGGAAAGGCAAGCCTGTCCCTCCGGAGCCTGCCAAGTTCGTTCAGGATGGCAAAGCCTTCACTGGGGATGGTATTCCAGTCGATTACGTCCCAGCGGCCCAGCGAGGTATTGAGCCGGTTCTCCCGCCAATCGAGGAGCTTGCCGCCGAGAACGAAGACCTCAAGAACACCGTGAAAGCGTTACTTGACCGCGTGGCGAAGCTCGAAGGAGCCGCCCCGCCTAAGAAAGGCGAGGCACATGCGGGGGCGCGTAGCGCTTAAGGCCGGGGTCTGATGGACCCCAGACTCGTCTACCTCAATCCGGTTGGCGGAGGAGTCTTCACTTTCGCCACGCTCCCGTCTGCTTTGCAGATGCAGACGGAGATCCCGCTGGTTCTGGCGATGACCTCTGACCAGAATCTTTGTGTCTGGAATGGTTCGGTCTGGAGCACGATCTCCTCTTCCAGCGGAGGAGGAAGGGGGGCAACGCTCGCCTACTCCCCGGCCTCTGGATCAGTAGATCCCGGAGCCGGAATTCCCGGATTCGTTGCCTCTCTGGGGTCTTTGGGGACGGAATTCCTCAACATCACCCTTGCAGGGAATACTACGTTTGCGGGGTTCCCGACTGGAGCTGCAGGACAGCAGCTTTTCTGCACAGTGGTATCAGGTGCCTACACTCTCACGATTACCTCTGGTGGGACTACTGCGGGACAGGTTGTTTTAGCCTCTAACAACATGGTTTTTGCCCTCGGGGACACCTTCCTGGTGCTGAACGACGGCACGATCGGCAAATGGAAACTTCTGGTATGACGTGGCGAATCGATGACCCTCAGGGTAATGAGGCGGCCAAGATCCGTTGGGAGTTGGTCGAGTGGACCCGTGGCCGTGTCTTGGATATTGGTTGCGGGGCTAACAAAGCCTTCCCGCATTTCATCGGCGTGGATGATTGCTCGCACTGCGCGATCTTCCAGCACTCATTCAGGCCAGACATCATTGCGGATTGCAAAGACCTCTCGATACTTGCCAGCGACTCGTTTGATGGGGTGTTTTCCTCTCACCTGTTGGAGCACATTGAACGAAAGTACGTCCTCAAGACGCTGAGGGAATGGTTACGGGTGATCAAGCCCGGTGGCTTTCTGTGCTTGTACCTTCCCGACGAAACCCTTTATCCAAAGGTTGGAGAGCAAGGCAGTAACCCTGACCATCGCTGGAATGTCAGCTACACACTGCTCGTGGAAATGATGAAGCAGACCGGTGTTGGCTGGGATCTTTGCGATTGGCAACGCCGGGACCAGGACAACGAATATTCCCTGTTCACCGTGTTCCAGAAGAAGGAAGGCACCGAACACACCTTCTCGTGTGCCAGGCGGGTGTTGCCAGAAAAGACTTGTGCAGTTGTGCGCTACGGGGCCACGGGCGATCTCGTGCAGGCATCCTCAGTGTTTGCCGGACTCAAGAAGCAGGGCTATCACATTACCGTCTACACCTCCCCGCCACAAAACCAGATCATCCTGCATGATCCCAACATCGATCGTTTCTACATGCAGGACCGGGACCAGGTGCCCAACCCTGCTTTGGGAGAGTTCTGGGACTATCACGCCAGGAAGTACGACAAATGGGTGAACCTGTCGGAGTCGGTTGAGCGCACCTTGCTGGCTCTGCCCAAGAGCACGCCTCACATGACTTCCCCGAAGGCCCGTCACCGGCTGATGGACATCAACTATCTGGAGTACCAGCACCTCATTGCAGGGGTCCCCCATGTCCCGCAGGTGCGTTTCTACCCCACCGAGGATGAGAAGAAGTGGGCCAGGGCTGAGAGAAAGGCCATCAAAGGCTTCTGTGTCGTTTATGCGTTAAACGGCTCATCGGTGCATAAAAGGTGGCCGTGGATGGATCGGCTGATATCGGCAGCCCTGGTGGACTTCCCCGACATCAATTTCGTTCTGGTGGGCGGGGAAGACGGTCAGATTCTGGAACAGGGCTGGTTTGCGTGGGACAAAGACCCCAGGCACGAGGACGCCAGGAAGGTACAGACCGAGCCTCGGGTGCACTGCCGCTCGGGTAAGTGGTCGATCCGACAGACGCTCACATTTGCCCAAACCGCCGACCTCGTATTCGGTCCTGAGACCGGAGTGCTCAATTCAGTCGCTCAGGAACAGATGCCAAAAGTTCTGCTGCTCTCTCACTCTACGGTCGAAAACCTCTGTCGGGACTGGGTGAATACGCATGCTTTGGCTTCAGAAGATACCCATTGCCCAGGTCGGGGAAAGAACGAAGCACCGGCCTGCCACCAGATGCACTACGGATGGGACTTCTGCAAGCAGGTGAATTTTGGGGAGGATGCTCCTGAAGAGTTCCGGGGAACCCCGATGGGCGTATCACAGTGTGCCTACGACCTCTCGTTTGAAGAGGTCTACAAGGTCTTCTGGCATGCCGTGACGTGGGAGAAGAAACGTAAACCAGCGCTTAAGGCGGTGGGATGAGCACCAGCGGGACATACGTCTACACGGTTCCCTACGCCACGATTACCCAACTGGCGATGAAGACCATCGGGAAACTGGGGGGGACCGAACTACCCACTCCCCAGGAGACTTCCGACGTCGGGGTCTTTACCAACATGCTCTGCCGGCAGTGGATGGGCCGGCAGGACTTCTCCCCTGGTTTGAAGATGTGGACCCGCTATCGGGGGGACTTGCTGCTCTCGCTCTCCAAGGGCATCTATACCTTATCCCCCACAGGGGACAACTGGGCAGCGGGGGTGGCGATCTCCGTGAACCCCGACCAGCCGAACCTGAATCAGACCACTGTGACTCAGTCGGCGAACCAGAATGCGACGCTCCTGTATGTGAGTCCTGCTGCGGCTGCGGCTTTTTCCGCCAATGACTTTGTCGTGGTTCAGCTTTCGACCGGGGACATTCAATCCACCAGTTGTTCTGTAGGAAATCCGATCTCAGGTGCCATCAACATCGCCAATCCTCTCACGGCAGCGGTGAATTCAGGTGCGCAGATCTGGAACTTCACCACCAAGGGCCAACCTCCCCTGTCTCTGGAGACAGTGATCTTGAGGGATTCCTTCCAGAACGATACGCCGGTGGATCCGATGACCTTGCAGGAGTACGAGCAGTTACCGACCAAAGCTCAACAGAACATCTACGTTTCCGATCCCGGAGCTTTCTACTACGAGCCACAGCTTCAGAGCACGGGATTGAGATCCGGAACACTCTACCTTGATGTAGCGGGGTGTTATGACGTTACCAAACAGCTTCACATCGTGGGTCTACGGCCATTACAAACGATGGTTAATCCGCTCGATAGCCTCGATATGCCGGAAGAGTGGTCTTTGGCTGTGACGCTGGGGACTGCAAAACTCATCGCTCCGATGTTCAACGCCCAGTGGACCAAGGAGATGGATGACAACATGAACACTGCCATTGCGATTGCCAAGGAAACCACCCCGGAGACCACAGCGATCTACTTCCAGTGTCATGCCGAGGATCAGATTTAGGGAGCTTACGGCTATCAAGGTAAATGCTGTTTTCGGGGCCGGAATTGCGGGTAAGAGTTATGTGGTTACCCGTGAACGGCGTTTGAATTGCTATTACGAGAACCGGGAGGATGGGGATAAGGCGAAGATTGTTCTCTACGGTACACCTGGAATGAAGTACTTCACCGTCGTGGGACCGGGCAGTCCTGCGATTCGCGGAATGTTGGGAAGTACAGGATTCCTTGCAGTTGTAGTGGCGGGCTACTTCTACCAGGTGAATACAGTGGGGAACACCGTTCTGACCTTGCCGATGAATGCCTCGAACTCCACCATTGGACCGGTTTCATTGGCTCAAAACCCTACCACTTTGATTGTGGTGGATGGGGCGGCAGGCTACCTGTTCAGTCCCAATGGCGGGACATTGAAGTCCATCACGGTTGCGAACTACAGCAATTCAGGGGGGTTTCCGGTTGGGGCAAAGACCATCACCAACTGCAGTGGATTCTTCGTCTGTGAGATTCCCGGCACGCAGGAGTTCGCGGTCTCCAACCTGAATGATGGTACGACGTGGGGCGCTTTGGCCTTTGCATCGGCTAATCAATATGCGGATATTCTTCTCGCGGTGGATTCGCTCATCGGGAACCTGGTGCTCTTTTCCTCGACTCACATGGAGTTCTGGCAGAACGTTGGAGGAGTTCCGCAACCTTTCGCCCCGATTCTGGCTGCCACCACGGAATGGGGATTGGCGGCTATTTTCTCCCGCGCGCATGTGGATAGCTCGATCTGCTTTCTAGGCCAGTCTCCACAAGGCGGGGTTTCGGTCTGTCAGGCTTCAGGCTACGAGGTGAAGCCCATCTCTACCCCGGACCTAGACTACATTTTCAGCACTTTCTCGTTCGTCAATGATGCGACTGGACTGGCTTATCGGGCCGACAAGCACCCGATGTACCAGATCAGCTTTCCCACAGCAGGCAGATCCTTCCTCTACGACTGTTCCACAGGGATCTGGAGCGAGACTCAAAGTGGATTGACTTCTGCCTACTCTCAAAGACATATCGGGAATCTCTCGACCCTGTTCAATGGCAAACAGCTGATCTCCGACTATTCGAACGGGAATCTCTACACCGCTGATCCCGGAACCTTTACCGACAACGGACAGATCATCAAGCGGGAGATCATCACCAAACATCAACTGGAGAGTTTCAATGTCTTCTCCATCGATGAGCTCTACGTCGATATGGAGACCGGGGTTGGAACCCTTTCCGGTCAGGGAATGAACCCGCAGATTTCATTGTCGGTGAGCAAGGACAATGGCAGGACCTGGCTGGATCCGCCTCTTTCCTCGGCAATTGGACCTATTGGTCAGTTTCAGAATCGTGTGATCTGGCGACGGTTGGGATCTTCAAGACAGTTCACCTTCAAGCTGAACATGACCGATCCTGTGAAGTTCGTACTGACGAATGAGGCGGATTCCCGCAGGCAGAGGACGCAGTGAGTCTGCCCCCGGTCCCTGGCCAGATGATCTCCAGGAACGGGATTCTGACACCCCCGTGGTTGTCATGGTTCTCCCAGTTGTATGCATTTCTCACACAGACGGTGAGTGGTGCCACTGCGGCAAGACCTACTACGAATCTCTATGTTGGGAGGTACTACTACGATACGACACTGAGCATCCCTGTCTGGGTCGCATCATTGAACCCGACGGTCTGGGTGAATAGTTCGGGGACTCCGGCATGATCGGCATTCAGGTAGAAGCCTTCACCGATGGGCTTTTTGACGAGATGCTGCCGCTGATCCAGAAGTGCTGGAAGGAATGTACGCAGATCAAGGGCGAGACCTGTGCGTATTACGGTGAGCGTGAATTCGATGTGGAGCCGGATCTGGAGGGGTATAAGGGGCTTGCGAGGTTGGGTTCCCTTGTCGTTGTCTGTCTGAGAGAGGATGGATTGAAAGGGTATGCCGCAGGTTTTACGTATCCGAGCCTTCACCACAGGAAGGTTTTGGGATGCATCGGGGATACGATCTATATTGAAACTGGGTACAGGGATCACATGGGAGCGGTGATTGACCGGTTCCTCAGGGAGATGACCTCACGTAAAGCCGATATCATCGGATGGCCAGTGGGTCCGAGAACTCAGGTTCACAAACTATTGAAGGAGCGGGGTTTCGTGAGGGATGACATCGTCATGGAAAAAAGGTTGTTCAAGGAGTCCGTATGTGCATCGCTGCGGCCATAGCTGGGGCGGCTGTTGCCGGGCTCGCAGGTTCCGCCATTGCCGGTTCTGATGCGGCAGGAGCTACCACATCGGCGGCGAATACGGCGGCGAATGAGCAGTACGCTGCCCTTGCACAGGAGAAGCAGCTCGCCGCTCCCTATACGGCTTTGGGTCAATCAGCGATCCCTGAGTACCAGGCGCTGCTCGGGATTGGTCCCAAGGGGCAGGAGGGGGTTCAGGAGACCTTGCAGAACATGCCGGGTTACAAGTTCGCCCAGCAGCAGGGCACTCAGCAGACCAACAATGCCCTGTCTGCTCAGGGGCTTTCTCTTTCCGGGAATCAGGCGCAGGGCCTGTCCCAGTTCAATACCGGGTTGGCTCAGCAGAACTACCAGTCCTACCTCGGAGACCTTCTGGCGCCGATCCAGATCGGTCAGGGTGCGGCTGCCGGTCAGGCGGCGAACATCCAGACCGGTGCCTCTAACCTCGGAAACATCGCGGTCAACCAAGGAAACAATATCGCCAACATCGAAACGAACGAGATTGCCGGACTTACGAGTGCGGCTGGTAATGCTTCCAATCAGTACATCACCCAGCAGACCTTACAGAACCTCTATGGAGGTGGCGCCGGATCAAGCATCGGTGGCCCCGGAGGGGGTACGGGCTTGTTGACGGGTGGCTCTTACGGACAGGGACCCTGATGTCTCAGTTAGACGCCTCGGTCATCTCGCAAATTCCAGGCTACGCTGGTAATCCTGTTGCAGCCGAACAGCAGGGATTGACCTTGGCGAATGCCGCTCAGGGGTATCAGACCAACGCCATCGACCTTCAGCAGAAGAAGCAGGACCAGAAGGATCAGGCTGCCGCCAAAGAGATCCTGAAGGATGCCGACCTTTCGACTTATGAGGGCCAGACAAAAGCCGCGCAGGCTATTACGAAGATCAATCCCAAGATGGGGATGGACTTCATGGCACAGGCCCAAAGGGGTCAGCAACAGGGACAGGAGCTGACCTTGGAGAAACTACAGGTTCATGCTGCGCAATCGGATGCTCTGGCGGGAGCTGTGGACAACGTCGTTGCCCAACTGGATCAGGAGGCGAAGAAGCCCGGTATGACCCCTGCAATGCTGGATGCGAAGGCCAAGCAACTCGCCATACCGGCAGCTTTACAGCTTCGCCAGCAGCAGCCGGAACTGGCGCCTTACATCGACAAGGTGCTTCAAGACCCCAATAACCTGACCTATCAGGGGATCAAGTCACTGGATGAGCAGAGTAACCGGGGTAACAAAGCGGTTCACGATCGCCTTCTGGAGGCGAAGCAGGATCAGCAGGAGAAGGAGGCCGCTAAACGGGATGCGCAGAACGACAAGCGGCTGGACCTCGAAAGTCGCAGGGTCAGCGATGCGGAGACGAAAGAGGAGAATCGGAAGAAGGAGGCCCAGGAAGGGATTATCAGTCAGGACTCCGCCCAGTTGGCTGTAGAGCGTATTTTGAATGGCGAACAGGCCCGCGACGTGCTGGCGAACTTCGGTCGGGGCAAACAGGGGCCAGCGAATATCGCAAAGGTCCAGAACCTGCTGGCTCAAACGGCCCAGGAGCGGGGCTTGAGTGCTCAGGATATTTCCGCCCGAATGGTGGAGATGAAGGGTTTGGTCAAAGAACAACAGACCGAGGCCACGATTGCCGGCAAGATTTCGTACGCGGAGAAGGAGATCGAGCAGATTGCGCCCAAGGTCATCGGACTGGCGGACAAACTGGATCGAGGCTCCTTTGTCCCGTGGAATAAGCTGCAGAATATGGCCGCGACCCAGATCTCAAGCCCCGAACTGAAGCAACTCAAGGCGTACCTGAACACTCTGACCAACTCCTATGACGTGCTCGGCGGCAGGGGCGGGACGGATGTGGAGAAGCGCGCCCATAACCGAGCGTTGCTCGATGCAGCGGACAGCCCACAAGCCCTCAGAGCCGCTGTGGAAGCCATCCAGCAGGAGGCTCAGCTTTCAGCAGTGGCGGCCCAGGAATCGATGCAGGTCAACCTACCCGGACAGAGTCGTCCGGGAGCTAACCCAGCCCCTGCCGCAGCTGCCGGCTGGGGCCAGGCGAAGGTCGTAGGAGGTCAATAGATGCCGACCTACGAAATTCAGGCGCCCGATGGAAACATCTACCGGATTGATGGTCCGGCTGGGGCTACAGATGATCAGGTCCGCCAGCAGGTCTTGAGCCAGCATCCGACGGCTGGAAACCCCAAATCCACCCCGAAGCCAGAAGGCGCCTTGGGCAAGCTCGGGAAGGAGGTCTTCGGGGCTGGGGAGGCCGCACTCAACCTCGCTACGGGCATCCCTGCCTCTCTGGGAGGAGGTTTAGCCTATGGGGCTACTTTGGCTGCCAGCCAGAATACGGATGCCGCCAAAGCGGTGCAGGAACAGACCCAGAAGACCCTCACCTACCAGCCTTCCACCCAGGCGGGCCAACAAGATGTACAGGCGGTGGGGAACCTCATGAACGCTGCCATTGAGAAGCCCTCCGAGGCAGCAGGGGAGCTTGCCAGGCGTGGCGTGCAGGCCGTAGGGGGGTCTGCGCAAGCCTCGGGCGTCGCGGGCGCTGCGGTTAAAACGGGGTTACAGGCTATCCCTATGGCAGCTGGGGTCAAGACGGGAACGGCCCTTGAAGGGGCCGCCATCAGAGGGGCTGAAAGGGTGGCCGAGAGGGGGGAGGCTCAAACTGCGGTTCGGGCAGCCGAGGAGGCCCCCAAGCAGGCCAAGATCGCACAGGCTCGGGAGCTGGGGCTGAAGATCCCCCCCTCCGAGGGCGGCGGGCCGGTCGGTAAGGCTCTGGAGGGTGCCTCGGGGAAGATCCAGACCGAGATGGCGTTCTCCCGTGCTAACTCCAAAGTCATCAACCGGACGGCTGCAAAGGAGATCGGCTTGTCCGACCGGCAGTCCCTCACGGAAGCCAATATCGAGCGCCTCAAGCAGCAGCAGTTCCAGGTGTACGAGCGGGTGAAGAAAGCCGGTCGGATCGAGTCTGATGAAGGTTTCAGGACCGAACTGGATCATGTACGCGAACGTACCTCTCAGGCGCAGGAAGACTATCCCGAGGATACCAATGAGCTGATCGACAGGGAGATCAAGAAGTTTGACCGGCCATCGGCGGATGCTTCTTCCATGCTGGAGAAGATCAAATCCTTGAGGAACCGGGCCTCACGGAACATGCAAGCGCCGGATGCGGAGAAGTTCGAGCTCGGACTGGCCCAGAAGAAGATTGCCACGGCGATGGAGAGCCTGATCGAGCGCAACGTTCCCGATCAGGGTTTGATCAGGGACTTCCGCCAGGCACGGGTTAACCTGGCTAAAATCTACAACGTCGAGGATGCGCTATCGCCAAACGGCAATGTGTCGGCGGCGGTTCTGGCCCGGCAGTTGAAACGCGGTGTGCCGCTTTCCGGAGGGTTGAAGACGATTGCGCAGACCTATCAGGAATTTCCCAAGGTAATGCGGTATGTCGATTCACTGGGTGGCCATGCTCCCTTTTCTGCACTCGATTATCTGGTTGGTGGGGTTGAAGCAGTGGCGATGCCGCACAAGGCTGCCGCGATTGTGGGAGCGCTGGCACTGCGTCCCCTTGCCAGAGCTGCGATCAAGTCTGAGACCTACCAGAAGGCGGCTATTAAGCCGCGTGAAGTGAAACCTGGTTTAACCACGCGTGTTGCACGTCGTATTGCCGGCCCCACGCTCAAGGACAGATATGAGATGGAGCGCCGTGAGTGAGTCTGAAAGTGCTCTGCCTGGAACATGAGGATTCAGGTTGCGGTCTGGCATTCTGTCTGCGCTGCATCCATGCCGGCCATCAGGTGAGGTACTGGACACGACCGGGGAACAATCCTTCAGTGGGCGAAGGCTTTAATGCTTTGAACAAGATCGAGGGCTCTTTTCTGCCATCCTTGAAATGGGCCGATCTTGTGTTTTGTACGGGGAACGATCAGTTCATTCCGAAGCTTGATCAGGCACGTATGCAGGGAATCCAGGTCTTTGCTCCATCTTCCCGGTCCACCAAACTGGAGGTGGAGCGTGCCGAAGGCATGGAGTTTCTCCAAAAGCGTGGAATTGAAGTTCCCGAGTACGAAGAGTTCGGGAATCTGCGCGAGGCCGAGGCGTTCCAGAGAAAGACTGAGGAGCGCTTCGTCTTCAAAACCCTCGGCAGTGAAGAGGACAAGAGCCTTTCCTATGTAGGTAAGACTGCAGCTGACATGGTTGCCCGGCTCATGAGGTGGCAGAAGCTCGGCATGGCCGCGAAGGGCCCGGTAATGCTTCAGAAGTTCATTGATGGCATCGAATTCGGCGTGTCTCGCTGGGTCGGTGCAGATGGCTTCATAGGACTCTACAACGAACACTTTGAGCACAAGAAACTCCTCTCAGGAGACTGCGGTCCCAACTGTGGGGAAGCCGGAACGGTTCAAAAGTATGCTGAGGAGTCTCAGCTGGGAGAGATGATTTTAGCGCCACTGGAAGATGACTTGGTAAGGATGGGCCACCTAGGCGATATCGCCGTGAACTGCATCATAGATGATGCGGGAAAGCCTTGGCCGCTTGAATTCACCTGTCGAGCCGGGTGGCCCGCCTTCAACATCATGCTGGCCACACACCAGGGAGATCCGTGTGAGTGGATGCTGGATGCCTGTAACGGCAAGGATACCCTGAAAGTTTCTACGGCAATCGCCGCCGGCGTGGTCATCTCACAACCGGATTATCCGTACTCCAGGAAGACCAAGGCGGAAACTGTGGATATCCCGATATACGGGGTGACGGACAAGAACAAACGTCACATTGCTCCACAGTCGGTGAAGATGGCGAGGTTACCCCAGATGATTGACGGTAAGGTCAGGGATGAGCCGATGTGGGCGACCTGCGGGGACTACATCGCCGTGGTGACAGGGGTGGCGAAGTCAGTTTCCAAAGCCTGCGAGCGCTCCTACAAGGTCATTGACGAGCTGCACGTTCCGAACCTGATGTACAGGGACGACATCGGGGAAGGCCTGGAGGAATCGATTCCCAAACTCCAGAAACACGGATTTGCAGAAGGATTCGTCTATTGAGCGGCTTTCTCTCACCCATTGGAATGATCACCCAGATCCTCTCGGATCAGGGCGTGGTGGGGGATGGGTATCAGATCTACACCTATGTCGGTGGGTCGGTTGACACCCCCGTAACGACTTTCACCAGTTCCACGCTCATCGTCCCGAACAGCAATCCCATCATCCTGGGGCCTAACGGACGCTTCCAGAATGTCTGTGTCTGGGCACCCGCAGGGACCATTATCAAGATGGTCATTACGGATGCGAACAACAACCCGATCATCGGCGGGACCATCGACAATATCCCGCTGATCAACGATGTTGCCGGTTCCATTGGGTATTTCAACCTGAATTCTGCGGAGATCGCAGCCGGGATCATTCCGGTCAACTTCGGTTATCCGGCGCTCTATCCGGACCGCTACGAAACCAACACCACTCCGGGTCAGACGGACATGACCTACGGTATCCAGACCGCTCTGTCTCTGGCTGCCACCCAAGGAGTGACGGGCAATGCCGGGACCTGTGTCCAATTACTGGCGACGACCTACCTCATCAGCTCCACCCTTGTCATTCAGCAGGGCGTGACTTTGAGGGGGGCTGGCGGGAGCGGGGTTGGATCGGGACAGACGGTTGGCACGGGAACCAACATCCTGGCAAATGTTACCGGAGTTGCCGTACCCGCCATACAGCTGGGGAACTCCAGCACCACCCAAAGCTACAAGCCGGCGCTCTACGATCTGTCGATCACATTGCTGAACAACAGCACCGTTTGCGTGAAGGTTCTGTGTGCCGTGAGTGCAATGGTGCAGAATGTCTTCGGGTTCAATGGAGCCACGTCTACCAACCAGGCATTGATCGGCATTCTGATCAGTGGTGGAACGGCAGCGAGTGCGGAATCAACCTTTTTCAACACCTTTGTCGGGTGCGAGTTTGAGAACTTCCATGTAGCGGTCTCATTCAACAGCGGATCGAGCAGCACACCCTCTACAGCGAACTACTTCATAGGAGTAACTGGATCAGGATTACTGGGGGCAACGCCCAACTCGGATATCACTGGTTACGCGGTGGAGTTTGCCCAACCCAATGAGGGCTTGGGAAGTGTCTTCACCGGAGGCTATTTCGAGAACTTTGCGACGGGTGTGTATTTCAACGCCACTGAGGGCGTGATTTTCCTTGGCACTCAATTCGAGGGGTGCGGGATCTCCCCCTATAGCTCAAGGGCAGATGTCCAATGGTCCGGGAGCGATGTGTATTGTGGCTTCTACGGACTGCCGGACCTCTCAACCTTCAGCCAGAACGGGGTCATGGCGAATTCCTGTGTGCTGGACGAGGCCGGGTTTGTAAATGGCGTGCTTAAATCCGTTTCCGGCTCCTTCACGGCGAGCTTCTTCGAGAATGCCGGGGCCGGAGCTTTGGGGACTGGAACGGCTTACTACCGTATCGCCAATGGGGTCTGTACCCTCACCTTGCCGGCCGTCACGCATGCCAGTGCATACGATGATCTGACCATTACTGGCTTACCGGCCGTGTGTCAGCCTTCGCGTTCGGTGAACTCCAATGCCATTCTGGTGGAGAACAACAGCTTGCCGAACTCGATTGGGGTAGCCCAGTTCGCCAATGCCAGCGGAACAATCACCATGCTTGTGGCTACCAGCAGCAGCGTGACCGGAACCAACTGGACGACGAGCAACAACAAGGGGCTCTACACTGCCCAGACGGTTACTTATCCCTTGTCATGATGGACTGGAACAAGTTAGTCGATCATCTGGCGGCATGGGTAGCTGCAGGGGCCGCTATCTATAATGCGATCCGTATCCGGTCACTGCATGTCATTGTCAATTCTCGTCTGACCAGGCTATTGAGATTGACTAAAACCGCCTCTTTTGCTGAGGGCAAGAAGAAGTCTGAAGAGGACAAGAAGTGAGCGCCGTAGATATTGCATTGCCTCGGATTGAGAAGGAAGAGGGATTTGAGCCTCAGAAATATATTGACACTGAGGGGCGTGCAACGATTGGGTACGGCTTCCAAATCGATGCTGGCATTACTCAGAACGCGGCTTTAGCACTTCTGCAGGCGCAACTACAGGACATAGACGCCAGATTACAGCCTTTCCCGTGGTATTCGAGCCTTGATGCTGTGAGGCAATCGGTCTGCATTGATATTGCTTTCAACGCGGGAATATCCGGGCTTCTGCGTTTCCCTAAGATGATTGCAGCGTTGGCGGTAAAGGACTGGGAGAGCGCAGCAGACCAGTGTGCGGTAACCAACCCCGAATTGGCCTCACGGTATCATGAGCTTTCACAGATCCTGCTGAGTGGTGATCCATGAATGGCGAAATACCGCCTTTGCCGCCTGATTTTGGTTTGCGCTATGTACTGTGGTTTATCTGGTGTAACGCTATCACCGGTTTGATGATTGTACAGGCCATCTTCGCTTCCATCACGCTCGACCCAACGTTGGTCCCGCATAACATCTTTCACTACATCCTTTTAGGCAATGCCTGCCTTTGCGCTATTATCGCCCAAGTAAAGCGGAACAATCCTCCGCCTCCTCCACCCCTACAGAAGGCTGACTCATGAATCTCAAGCCCATCGTTCTAGGTGTTGCGTTGGCCGTTTTCCTTACCGGCTGCGCGACGCTCAATTCCATTACTGCCACCCAGACAGTGGTCATCAACCAGGTGCTCACCCTGGGGGCGGAGCTTTACATCCAGAAGGCTGGAGGGACGGCTACCCCTCCCGCTTTGTACTCTACCGCACAGCAGGCACGCGCACAGGCGCTCTACAATGCCTCGGTTGAGATCTCAGGATTTGCCAGTGGCAGCATCTCGCTTGCCCAACTGGATTCGGTCATGACCAGGTGGGCGTTATCGCTCAAAACTCCACTGGAGCAAGGGGCTGCACAGGCACTCATTGCCGAGATCAATGTACTGCTGGCAACGAAGGTCACGACGGGTGTGCTGGATGCAGCCGCCTCCGCGCTGGTAAGCGCGATCACTGCTGATTGGGAAAATGCCGCCGTAGCATACGGGGCTGTAACCGCCGCAACAGCGGCAAAGGCCGCTTCATGATTACCATGCTTCTTTATGCCTTCATAGTCCTGTGTATCGTGGGACTGATCCTATGGGGAATTAACCAGATTCCAGGGATTCCACCGATCATCAAGACGGTGATCTATGTCGTGGTGGGAGTGATTCTCTTGCTGTGGCTGCTGTCTTTTGTCCAAGGCGGTCATGGTTTGAACTTCCATAATCCGTGATGTTCTTTTCCCGTCAACTCGCTCGTATCGAGCAGAAGCTCGATCTACTCATTATCCCTAGATGCCCGCAACATGATTACCTTCCTGCTGACCGGAAGTAGATTCGGACGCTTAGTTGTTCTGAGCGTAGATCCACCTAGCGGGAGTCGCCGATATTGCCTTTGCAGATGTGACTGCGGAAGTGAAAAGAGAATACGCATCAGACGCTCATGTCAGGTCAAAGCTCAACGCTATCTTGTGGGTGCCTTCATGACGCAGAATCGCGCAGAACACCTACTGTTGAAGGCTAGTGCCGTCAGGCACGGGCATTCAGTGGACTCATCGCGCAGAACCACATAGATTTACGCAGTATGGCGCACAATGATTGAGAGTTGCACCAGCCCTTACCGTTGGTCCTCTCAGTCAGTACGGCGGCTCGTGGCATCAAAGTTTGCAGTCGCTGGCGAGTGTTTGACACTCCGGCCCCGACAGATATGGGGCAGCCGCAGCCTGGGCTAAGTATTGGCAGAATAAATAACGATGGAAACTATGAGCCTGGGAACTGCAAATGGAGTACTCCTGTTGAACAGAGAGCTAATCGGCGGGATTCGGTGATCGTGTGCCGGCACTTAAGATGGGCAGTTCGTTCTCGGGACCGACTGGGAGCTCCCGATCTCAGTGGCCTGGTACGGCCAAGGGTGGGGCGGGTACAGTCACGTAGACTTCCTCCTTCCGGGAGGAGGATGTGTTGGGGCGAGATCGGATCGCTTGGGGGGACTGCCACCGGGGTTTGAGTTGCGCTCCGATGGCTATGAAAAGTGGAAGCGCAGGCTGGTGCTTTCACTCCCCTGCACGCAAGAGGAATCGGAGGAAGCCGTTCACTGGCTGGTCGATAAGCTCAATGAGCCCTATGACAAACGGGATATTCTCGGACTGCTTCTCGGCAAGGATCTGTCCAGCGGGAGTGGCTGGTGGATCTGTAGCTCCGCTCAACTGGCATTGGCGCAGCACTTGAATAAACTGCCCGCATTTTCGATAAGCCCGCAGCAGTTCAGTCCCAATATGCTGCTGGTGGCACTGGAAGCGATAGGAGCAATGAAGGAATGAAGCGGCTGCTTTGGCTTGTGCTGGCGATTTGCGGGGTAGCGCATGCCCAATATCCCTATTCGCCTTTTCCACCAACCTTTCCTGCTAATACTATCGGATGCAACAACACCGGTTCTCAGGCTGCCCCGATTGAATGCACCGTTTCTCAGATTAATACGCTGCTCGGTACTGTCACCGCCACCGGCTCCCCGGCCTCTGGCCAGCTTTCGGTGTTCTCAGGGGCTCAGGCACGATCACGGGCTATTCGGGGCTGACGTATAACTCAGCGACCGGGGTGCTGTCGTCTACGGGGTTCTCGGGCGGAATCGCGGGCAGCGAGATCAACTCCGGCGTCGTGGGCGCTCAGTACGGCGGCACTGGCGAGGCGGGCACGATCACCGGCGTCCCGTATTTCAACGGCACCGGCGCGGCCACCGCGGCGTCCACCACCGGCAGCGGCACGACTTTCGTGCTGCAGACCTCCCCGCTGCTCACGACGCCCGAGCTACTGGGTTCCTCGACCGGCTACACCACCCTGGCCAGCGCTAACTCGAGCGCGACGAACTACACGGTGACTTTCCCCGCCGCCAGCGACACGGTGGTGGAGCTGGCCGCCACGCAGGTGCTTACCAACAAGAGCATCGCGGGCTCTGAGGTCAACAGCGGCAAGTACTCTGCGTTGATACCACTGC